GGCGGCGAGTAGTGTTGCGCTGATTCCGGTGTAGATGGTGGCCGTCGCTGTAAGGCTGCCCGTGCCCGATAGGGTAGCTTTGGCGATGACGACTACAACGCCGTTGGCTGATAGCGAGCCAGTGCCCGATAGGGTAGCAGATGCGGTGCGAATGACGCGGGCGGTAGCTGATAGTGTGCCTGTGGCTGATAGGGTGGCTTTTGCCCGGGCGATTAGGCGGGCCAGGGCTGCCAGGACGCCCCTTCCCGATAGGGCGGCGGAGCCGGTCTTGATCGCGGTGGTGTAAGTGACCCGCAAGTTCCACTGAGCTGCGGAATCACCGCTATCGCCGCTGGGCCAGGGGTCGTCGAAGGCCCCATAGCTTCTTGTATAATATCTGCGACTGGCGGGCGTATAATAAACGCCCTTTTGGGCGCTGATCTGGATTGCGACCCAGTAGGAGCCGGGGGAAACGGCGTAGCCTGGAACTTCGATATCCTGCCAGCCAGGGGTGGTAGCCATAGCGACGCTGGCGCTTTCAGTTAACAAATCGGCGGGCTTGCCTGACCCGGCGGAATAGAGGGCGACCCTTACGTTGCCCGCCTGGGTTCCGTACCAGTTAACGCCGATATGGGTTACAGTGCCGCTGCCGGTGATGGTGATGGGGAAACCGTAGGCGTATCCGGCTGAGGCGTTAGCGTTATTACTTGTGCCACCAGTATAGTCAGTAGCCATTTGTCACCGTTGTGCCGGTCCGGTCCTGGGCCCGCTGGTCGTTCACCCTCTGAAGGATTACTTAGTCCACAGTTACGTCGAGGTCGCTGGCGTTTATCTTGAAAGTATCGCCGTTATTGATGGTCTTGCTGGCGTCGAGAGGGGTGTGCATGAGCATGTTGCCGCCGGTCAGGGCGTCCATCAGGGCGACATGGGTGATGGTGCCCCAGTCTGCCGTAGCTTGCGGGAAGGTGATGTCGGCGCTATTGGAGCTGGCTCCTCCCGAGGCAGCGGCGAGGGTGACGGCCTGCCTGGCATAAGAGCCTCCGGAGACCTCGGTACCGCCGCCGGCGTCGCTGGTGGGTGTGGTGAATAGAGCCAGGTAGATGGCCGACGGTGGCGAGTAGGACTGGTTGCGCAGCAGGTGGTCGATGATCTTGTCCTCCAGGAAGTCGGTAAACTCTGCCATTGTTATCCTCCTTTCTTTGTCATGTATTTCGTGGGCGCATCAATTTGCATCGGCTTTCATCAAAAGAGCACCGCTTTGATGACACAACATATAGTGAGCCAGACCAAGGTCCCCACGGCCCGACCGAACATGTAGTAGTGGTACTCGTGTAGTGGATTGCCGTTGGCGGTATAGTCTGGTGGCATGTCCCAGCGTGGCTTCCAGGGACATATAACCTCGCTTATGCCGATGAGGAAGGCGTGGCCTTCCTGTCCTGATGAAAAGATGCCGTCCGGGCCGAAGGTCTTGCGCAGCCATTCCACGAAGGTCATTTGTTCTTGATATGGGTTACGGTCCGTTCAGCAAACCACCAGGAAATTATTGGGATGGCCAGGCCGAGGAACCACTGGGGAATATCGACCCTCTCGATGACTGCCTGGGCGATGACGGCAGCGAAGATGATGGTGACAGCCGGCCGGGCCACTGCCCGGAGGAGCTCGGTAAACACCTCGACCAGGGTTGGCGCTCGGTTAGGTTGTTGTGCCATTTTCACTCCTTTTTCATAACTCCCCTGGCCCCTCTTATTTTAAGAGGGGGACATCTCAAATCAGGGCGCCCAGGGTGTCGGGGACCGGCTTCTTGGCGGCCTGGTAGTGGTTGGCCAGGTGGCGGGCTGCCTTAATTATGTCCTCTGCTGAGGCCTGGACTCTTTCGCCCCGATATCCGCCGCGGCTCAGAGCTGCCACGGCTGCGGGCATGCGGTCCCAGTCGACGGTCCTCTCGATGTCGAGGCGGCTCTTGGCCCGGAGTATGGCCTTGGTGTGATGTGGGAGCTTCCAGGTCTGGGGATCGTCCGGGTCCTCGACTATTGCGAAGGCCTCTTTGGGTAGTCCCTCCTTGGTTTTCTCCTTTTGTAGTGCTTCTTTAATTTTGCTCATTGGTTCCTCCTTTATGGGGTGAATACGGCGATGACGACGGCGTCCCTGGGGTTACCTCCGGGGATGGCCAGGATGACGTGACGGCCGGTTATCATGTCGGCGGAGGCAATGTTGCGGGCCACGTTGACGTCGTCGAAGTAGGTGGTCAAGGATCCTGCGAGCTGGACGCCGGCCTTGTAGGTCCCGCTGTCGAAGTTTTTGAGGATGGCGAGTTCAACCATCTTCGGTGTAGAACGTCCTCCTGATAACCTGGTTGCTGCGGGAAATGGCTTTGAGCTGGTGGTCGTAGCGTCTGAGGCGTTCTTTACCCCAGGCCTTGTAGTTGATGGTGCCGTAATGCCCAGCGATGGTGGCTCTGTCCACTATGTAAGCTGAGGCGGACATGGCCAGGTAACCGGTGGCTCCCAGGACTATGATCTCCTCGTGCTCTGTGGGGATGGTGGTGGACTCGGCGGTGAGGGTGTGGCTCTTAAGCCATCTTACCCTGGCGTCGGTGCCGTCGCCCTTGTCCTGCATGTAAAGGTGGCCGGCGTAGCGCTCGAAGTGCTGCATGTACTTCGGGGATGTCCCCAAGGGAAACTCTACTGAGACTACCTGGAGCAACCCGATCAGCCCTGAGATATCGAGCTCGGTGTCTCCGTTGGTGGTGGTGATATCGTCCTGCTGCTCGATGGGTGCGTGTAGCGAGTATTCGAGGACGGCTCTCTGGATGGCGCCGTCGACCTCGTCGTCAGTCCAGCGGTAGTTCTGGCTGTCTGTATCCTGGAGGTCCTCCCGCACCCGAGCTCTCATTTCGGTTAGGTTCATGTCATAACTCCCCTGGCCCCTCTTACCTTAAGAGGGGAATTCGAGATTGCCACGTCGCTGCGCTCCTTGCAACGACAGTAGGGAGTGAGGATAGGGAGGGGGCTCGACCTTCCTCCTCCCGCCTCGAAGCAACAAAAGGAGATGCGAGGATGCACGCCCGGAAATGAGGTGCATCCTAACGTCATTAGTCTCTCACCCCCGTGAGCATGGCGGCCTTCACGTAGGAGAAGTCAGCCATGCTGACGTACCACTTAATCCGAGTACGTGCAGCGTCCTTGGTCTCCAGGGAGCCAAGGCGCTCGATCTGTAGCATTTCCGGGCTGGTAAGGCCGGCGACTGCCCCCTCTCCCATCTGGAAAGCGAAGATAGCGGAGCAATCGGTGGACGAGCCGACGGTGTAGTTGTCCTTGACCCAGTCGGAGATGGCGACAGGTATGCCGTTGAAGTACTCGACCATCTCGCCGAGCTTGCCCTCTCCGATCAGGAGGTTGGTGCCGGCGGCCCTGGCCAGGTTCTGGATCTTCCTCCGGGACCGGCGGCTCATTAAGAGCAGGTCGGGCTTGCCGCCCCGGACCAGGTCGATGACTCGGTCGATCTTGTCCAGGCCAAGCGAGGCCCCGTTAGCTCCAGAGCCGAGGTGGCTGCCGAACCTGGTGGTCCAGGTGACGGTGTTGTCGGAGGTGGTGCCTCCTTCTACTGTGCTCCAGGTCGGGGCTGAGCCACCAGACGTGCCGGCGGTGGTACACTCGTACCGGAAGCCGTTCTCCAGGCCGGCGGTAGGCACGACGACGTCTCCCAGGGAGTAGGCGGTGCTGGCCTGCCAGGCCGTGCCCTTCACGGTCTTATAGAGTCCATCGAACTGGTTGGCGTCCACGCCGCTGTCGCCGTTGAGGAAACCGTTCTCGAACTCATGCCTGACCGATTTGGCGGCGAGCTCAATGCAGGCTGCCTCTAGGTCCTGCACGTTACTCCTGGTGGCCCTGAGGAAGTTGTCCACGTCGGCGTCCACTCCCAGGACGCACAGGGAAGCTGAGCACTGCTCAAACGTGGGCGGGCTGGCTGCCCACGTCCCGGTGACCGGTGCGTACCAAGCGGCTGAGGGGAGGGTTTTCTCCCGGTTGTACTTCAGGCTGTTGCCTGTGATTTGAATGAAGGGCAGCTTCTCCAGGATGGGGCTGTCCTTGACTATCGTCTCGATGATACCCTTCAAGAGGATATCGGTGGCGAGCTTAGATGCTTCTGCTAAAAGTATCGACATAGTTAGCTAGTTCCTCCTTTTTGGTTTAGTCCAGCGGCGATCTTTTCCCTGGGAGAAAGACCCTCAAGGGAGATCTCGCCCCTGGTAGGAGCTCCGGCCGGGACCTTAGCCTCC